GCGTTGCAGACCGCCGCCGACCTGGTCGCCACCCTCCGGGCAGAGGGCATCACGTCAGTGATCTACGCCAACGGTGCCCGCGTCCCCCTGCCCGCCTATGCGCGCATGCTGATCCGCACCCGGACCGCCGAAACCTACCAGGAGGCCGGGTTCAACCAGGGCGAACGCCTCGGCATCGACCAGTGGTTGATCCTCGACGGCCCCGGGTGCGGGCTGACCTCACATGATGACCCGCAAACCGCTGACGGGATGGTCGTGGACCTCGACACGGCCCGCAAGTACCCGATCAGTCACCCGAACTGCCGCCGCTCCACCACCCCCAACACTGCAGGGGTCGACCTGGACACGTTGGTCGAGCAGGCCATCCAAGCCCAAAGCGAAGCCCACCGCCCCCACCCCTCAACCACCCCCCGCCGGCGTGCCGCAGGCACGGACTTCACCCAAGGTGCCCTCCCTGCCACCGCGTCAGCTCGCGAACACGCGGCTGTGCTGACCCGGCACGGCTTGACACCCCCCAACGCACCCTGACCGTATGCACCTGACCCTGTCCCCCACCGAGCTGGCCGTGACTGTTGCCGGTGAGCGGGTCGAGTGCGCCACCGTGGTGGTGGAGGCAGTGGTGGGGCAAACCCCCCGGGTCACGATCACCCCCCTGCACCCCCTGAAGGGCCAGGTGGATGGGGTGGGGCAGGTGGTCACCCCACCCACCCCCCAACAGGTTGACGAGGCCGCCCGGGAAGCCCTGTCCAGGGTCGACAAGGCCGAGTTCCAGTCCCGGTGCCAGGCCCGGTTCAACCAGGGGGCGCGGGACCCCTTCCAGGTTGCTTTGGATGTGTTGGTGGAGATGACCGATGGTTGACCTCCAGCCCCTGTTCACCAGGGCCCGAACCCTGGTCGCCCAGGCGATTGCGACGAGTGGGTGCACCGTGCGCCTGGAGACCCGCACGGACGGGGCGAACCTTGGCGACCCCCCCACGACCACGGTGCACGGCGTGTTCCCGGCCCTGGTGGGGCCTGCCGCGGACATCATGGCCACCCAGGCTTTGCCCGGTCTTGACGTGAAGGCCACCGACTGGCGGGTCATCCTCAACCCCACCACCACACCCCCCAAGGTCGGGGACTGGGCCGTCATCGAAACCAGCCCCCACCCCCACCTGCAAGACCAAGAAGCCCGCATCACAGGGTTCGGTGTGGACCCGTCAGGGTCGGCTCTCATGGTGTACGCCAGGCCGGTGCCAGCATGATCAAGGTCGAAGTCCACAACCAGGCCGCCCCCGCCCTGGGGGACTTGGCCAAGACCCTCCCCGCGGGTGCACAAGCAGTGTTGGGTGCGGTGGGTGCCGAGCTGCTCACCACCATCCGGCAGAACGCGTCCACGGGGTTCCACGCCCCCGGTGAACCGCACATCCCCGGCACCGGCCCAGGCCCGAACGTCGCCACCGGTGACTACCGCAGGTCGTGGGCGTTGAAGACCACACCCGGTGAGGTGTTCGTGTTCACCAACGCCCCCCAGGGCGCGAGGTTGGAGTACGGGTTCGTCGGCACCGACGCCCTGGGTAGGAACTTCAACCAACCCCCCTACCCGCACGTGCGTCCCGCCGTGGAACAGGTCCGACCCAAACTCATCCAGGCGTTGCGGGCCCTGATCGCTGGGAGCATGCAGTGACCCTCACCTCAACCCAAGGCCCCCTCGACGCCGCCCTGACGGTGTTGAACAACCACCTGCCTGCGGGGTGGGCGGCGACGGACGACCCCACGGTGGAACCGAACACGGTCCTGGTCGAACCGGTCACGTCACCCGACCCTGAGTCGTTCACGTTGGGTGGGTTGCAGGAGCGTTCCACCATCCTGGTTCAGGTGACCGGGCACGCCACATCCCGGCGCAGGGCACGTCAAGCCGCCGACGCCGTCCGAACCATTCTCACCGGTCAGACGGGCCGCAAACCCACCAACCCCCTCACCCTCACCAGCCATGTGTTCGACCCTGTCCGCTCTCTTGGAGACCTGCGGTTGGGGCTCGACAAGGGCATCCACCGGTTCACCGAGACGTACCGCATCACCTGGCAAACCACCCCCGAGAGCTCGTGAAACACGAGTGACACCCCCCTGGTGACAGTGACCGTGCAGCAACCCCGCTGCCACAACCCAGGAGGACACACATGGCTCTCTACATGTGGCGAGGGACGGGCAGCGCGTACTGGCTGCCCGCGAAGTTCACGGTCGGGCCCAGCGGCCCCACCGCGGACATGCTCTCCGACCCCGACACCAAGGACCTGACCGACGCGGTCACCGGCCTGTCCGGGTTCGAGACCTCGCAGAACTTCATCAACGTCCCCATCCTGCGTTCGCGCACCCCCGCGCAGATCCCCGGTGAGGAGACGTTCTCCAACCCCCAGCTTGTCCTCGTGGACGACAACGGGGAGGGCGCTGACCCCGTGTCGATCGCCCGCCAGGAGATCATCGACGAGCTCGTCGCAGGCGTGTCGGGCACGGTCGTGTTCTTCCTGCACTCACAGGACCCCCAGCCCACGGACAAGTGCTACTGGGTGCGCGCCGACGTGGCGTCCCAGGTGCCGGCCCTGTCGCTGGATGCGACGGCGTCGACGGTGGCGATCAACCTCGCCGCCCAGCACGAGCTCCGCAAGGGCGCACTGCAGGCCTCCGGGTCCTGACCCTGCCCCCACCCCTGGCCATCAACCCCTCCTGGCCAGGGGTGGGCCCTCCCCTACCTACATCTGAGGAGACCCCGTGACCGTCAAGCAGCCCCCAGTCGCGGGGGCACCGATCTGCCTGGACCACACCACCGTCGCCGAAGCTGAGGCCGCCCGCCAAACCTTGCAGGAGCGGTCCATGTACCTGTTGGAGACGTTCATCAAGCGTGCCGACAACGAAGCCGCGGTGACCGGTGAGGACCTTCACGAGGTGCGCAAGCGCCTGTACGAGCAGGACCAGACCGAGCTGGAGGACTTGGCGCAGAAGGCCAAGGACACCCAGACGGCGTTGGCTGCAGCGACCCGCATCTACACGTTCCGGTCGCTTGGGTACAAGGCGTGGCGGGCGATGAAGAACGCCCACCCGTCGAAGAGCCCGGAGAAGGCGTTCGATGAGGACTCGATCGCCGCGACGTTGCTTCGTGAGGCGTCCCTGGACCCGAAGTTGTCTGCGGAGATGGTTGAGGAGATCCTCACGTCCCCGGACTGGTCTGAGGGTGAGGTCCGGTTGCTGCTGGACGCGGCTGTGAGGGCGCAGTCCTGATGGCCAGGTTGTCGAGACGCGAGTGGGTGGACTTGGTGTGCACCCACCCGTGTCCCGACCCCGCGAACCCCACGGATGAGTTCGCTCAGGCCTTGATCGAGGCCACTGGTGGTGACCCCGACGTGTGGGTGCACGGCACCGAGACGGAGGCGTTGGAGGCTTACGAGGTGGCCTGGGGTAAGCGCCCAGACCACCGGTGGGCCACCACGTTCTTGGAGGGGCACCCGGATGTGCACCTGGAGTTGAACCTGTGCACCGAGGCGGGCATCCCCTACACCCAGTTCTTGGGGTGGGATGCGCGGTCTCAGGACCTGTTCATCGCCGCAGGACTGTTGAAGGCCGACACGTGTCCTAGGGGGCACTCTCGAGCGTTGCAGGTTGATGAGGACGCGTCTCGTGCTGAGCGGGTGCGGTGCGCGGCATGCGCCCACGCCGAGGACCTCGACAGGCTCGTCGCCAAGGCGACGGAGCACGCCCCTGAGTCGAAGGACCGCATGGGTTGGACGACGAGGGTGGTGCCGACGTGAGCCTGTCTGACATCTACACCCTGGGTGTTCGCATCCAGGGGGATGTGTCGTCCCTGCGGGCCGAGCTGACTGCCGCGCAGGGGTTGGCGAACGACTTCGCGAAGAACGCCTCCGAAGCGTTGAACCGGGCTGCGGGGGCGATGGAGCGTTCCGCGCAGGCCATGGAGTCCTCTGCCCGCCGTTCGGGGAAGGCCACGGATCAGACGGGCAGGTCTGCGAAGAAGACTGGGGACGCGTTCGACGAGTACATGAAGCGGGCGAAGAAGGCTAACGACGAAGTCGCCCGCTCCTCTGAGCAGTCCTCTGAGCGCACCACCCAGTCCTTGGGTGGGATTGGTCGGACGTTGGGTCGCCTCACCGGGGCTGTGGGGCTTGGCATGGCCGCCAAGCAGGTGTGGGACATCGGGAAGGGGTTCCACGAGTTCACCCAGAACACCCAAGTCGCGCTGGAGTTGTTCTTGGGGTCGCAGGACGCCGCGAAGGGGTTCCTCGCGGACGTGCTCGAGTTCGCCAAGCGCACCCCGTATGCGTTCACTGATCTGACCGATCAGGCCAAGCAGCTCCTGACCTACGGGTTCCAGGCTGAGCAGATCATCCCCATCCTGCAGGCGGTGGGTGATGCCGCCACCGGCATGGGCACCGGCGTGGTGGGCATGGAGCGCATCACCCGCGCCCTGGGGCAGATCAACACCAAGGGCCGGTTGCAGTCCCAAGAGCTCCTGCAGTTGTCTGAGGCTGGGGTCAACGGGTTGGCGATCCTGGCCAACCAGGCCGGGATGACGACGATCGAGTATCAGAAGCTCATCGAGAAGGGCATGATCCCTGCCTCCGTGGCCATTGAGGGTCTGACGAAGGGCATCTTGGAGGGCACGGACGGCATCAACGGCCAGACCACGGCGTTTGGTGGGCTGATGGAGCGCATCAAGGGTTCGGGTGGGATCACGGCGACGCTGGATGCGACCCGCACGTCGGTGCGCAACACTTCCGCGGCGGTGACCGAGTCGTTGATGCCCGCGTTCTTGAACATGCTTCGTTCGACGCAGAACGTGCTTGGTGTGGTGGAGGGCACCGCGAAGGCGTTCAACCAGCTCCCCGACCCGGTCAGGAACGCTGGTATCGCGTTCGGTGTCGCCGCAGTCGCGGCACGGTTGCTGAACGCCCAGGGCCGCGCCACAGGGGTGTGGATCGCGTTCCGCACCGCCTTGATGACAGCCCGCATCCAAGCGGACGTGATGACCAGCACCCTGGGGCGCACTCGGGGCATGATGATGCTCACTCGCACCGCCGTGGGTGCCTTGGCGGGTGCCGCACGCACCGCAGGGGCAGCGCTGATGACCGCGTTTGGTGGGCCCGTCGGGTTGGCGATCGCCGGTGCCGTGGCAGGGATCACCGCCTGGTCCACCGCCTCCCACGAGGCACACCAGAAGGCCACAGACCTGGCGGACACGATGGACCGTGTCACCGGGGCCTTGACTGAGCAGTCCACCGAGTGGGTCAAGAACGAGCTGTTGAAGAAGCAGAACTTCGGTATCGGCAACACCCAGAGCATGGTGGAGATGGCCGAGAAGATGGGCGCTTCCGTTGAGGTGTTGACCCGGGCGTACTTGGGTGAGGCTGAGGCGATCGAGGAGTTGCGGCGGTTGTCTCAGGAGTATCTGAGTGATGCGTCCCTGGGTGAGCAGATCACGCTTGGTCGGGCCAGTGAGGTGGACCGGTTCAACCGGAACTTGGACGACCAGGCGCGACGGTTGGACGACGCCCGGAAGATCACTGAGGCGAAGCGGCAGGTGGACGAGGCTGGCACTGAGGCGCTGCGCGACCAGGGTGACGCACTGCAGGATGCGAACAAGTATCTGCGGGAGTTCACTGAGGAGCAGACGAAGGCGATCGAGAAGGCCCAGGAGAACGCCACCAAGGCCCTCTCAGTGAACTTCGGTTCCTTGACGTTGAACATCGCCACCGAGGAGGACGTGGCCCAAGCCCGCGACAAGGTCGAGCAGGCCACTCGACGCCTCAGGGACGCGGAGCAGGCCCGCCAGGAGATCGGCAAGCGGGAGAAGGTCACAGCCCAGGACAAGGTCCGCGCCGAGGAGTCCGTCGCTGACGCGAGGAAGGCCCTCGAGGAAGCCACCAACAGCCTCGCCCAGACCGAGGAGCGCACCGACCCGGTCAAGCAGTACAAGGACAAGGTCAACGGCATCCTGGAAGCCAACGAGACGTTCCTCGCTGACATTCAGACCCTCGCGGACCGAGGTTTGAACGCCACCGACCTGCAGGAGATCATCAACGCCGGGGCTGAGGGGTCCTTGGACGTGCGCAAGGCACTCCTGGGTGACCAGGACATGGTCGAGTTCGCGAACCAGGCCCGTGAGGTCCTCACCGAGCAGGCGGAGACCATCGCCGCCCAGGCCAGTGTGGTGGAGCAGCACCTCCAAGACACCGGTGGTGAACTGATGGGTGATCTGGCGTTGGGGATGAAGATCGCCGCTGCGGAGAACACTGCGGGCACGTTGCAGGAGTTGGCGGACAAGCTCGGTGAGTCCCCGAACAAGATCCGTCAGGTCGGCAACCAGCTGGGGTTGGAGTTCGTGAACGGGTTCTCCGACGCCCTGGGGTTTGATGTGTCGTTGTTCTTCGGGGAACGCAAGGGCACCCCCGGGGGTGGGGGTAGGGGGCCGTTGATGTACTCCCAGGGTGGGATCTTCCCCGGATACACCCCAGGTCGGGACATCGGCTACATCGGCGTCTCGGGTGGTGAGGCGATCATGCGCCCTGAGTGGACCAGGGCGGTGGGCCCTGACCTGGTGCACCGGTGGAACCGGATCGCCCGCACCGCGGGGGTGGATGGGGTCCGGGCGGAGATGCGCCGCTTCCTGGGTGGGTTCGCCAACGGTGGGGTGGTGGGTGCCCCCCAGGTGGTGACCGTCCCCGTGTCGGTGACTAACGAGAAGCACACACCGTGGACGATCCAGAACGC